GCAGTACACCAGCACAAGAACGTCACAACCATCACGGGAGGTCCCCTCTGCAGTGACTGCTCTGTGGCCTTCGTCCTCTGGCTAAGTGAGTCTAATAAATAACTAGTGCATGGCCTTGACAAGGCATATCAACAGGCGTAGCGTGACTGTGACATCGGGTGTTCCGGTGCTGCCTCGCCGCCTTTAACCCAGGAGAGTTAAGACATGGATGAACAAGACGTAATGGAATGGTCTGCATGGAAGGCCAGGAAGTCTCTGGGAGAACTCGTTGAGTCTGCGAACGCAGCTATCGACCAGTTCAACTGGCTCTACTTGATGGAGCAGAAGCTAGAGAAAGTCTGGAAGAACCACCCTAACGGAGAGCAGAAGCTAGGTGAGCTTTCTGCCAAGACCTTTGAGGCTGTGTTGGACAGCCTTTCAACCGACGAGCAAGCCGGGACAACTTCTGTCCCTGCGCTCAGCTAACTAGAACTAGGAGATAGAAACATGAACACCGACACCCTCACTGAGAACATCGAGTCCATCCTTGAATCCGCCAGGGCCATTGAGTACGAGCTTGAGAACAACAGCGGAGATCACGACGAAGCTATCCAGTTGTACGAGACACTTGAAGGCAACGGTGTCACCACTGATGCAGACGAGATCGTTGCAGCTGTTGAGTTGACTGCAGAGCTTTCGTCCGAAGACGCTGCTGAAATCAACAGCGCACTTGAGTTGTGGGAGAGCGTTAACAGCAACGGTCACGACACTGACGACATAGGCGATGCCCTTGATGTCTACGCCGCTGTGTCTAATAGCTCCACCTGTCCTACTGAGATTGAGAGCGCGATGGATCTGGTAGACGAGTGGAACAAACACTGCGGCCACATCTGGGAGAGCCCAGAGACTATGGCTCAGGGGTTCAGCGACCAGGGCGACATCGTCGCCATCTTTGAGCGTGCCACGGCTCGCAGCTTTGTCTCGGCTGAGGACGCTAGGAAGGCTGTGTCACAGCTGGGCAAGGCTGGTGTGTCCGCTAAAGAGCAGGCTCTGTTGGATGCCATCAAGGCTTTCTGTGAGCCTGCTAAGGAGTCCACTATCTGTGAGCCCCCTGGCGTTAGCTTTCTGTAAGCCCAACCACTCTTAACTTCTAGGAGTTAAGGGACCACCCGTCGTCTACGTCAATCCTGGCGTAGGCGACACCACCAAACAATTATCAGACAGCTGATAAAAGGAGTTAGAACATGTCAATCGAAGTAAACCAATACGAAGGCGCTACCCCTTGGGGCAACAGAGGACAGTACGTTGGGGATGCGGGGGACACAGCCGTTGAGGCTCTCCGTGGCACCCGTGCAGACTTCACTGCTAGCAAGCACAAGGTGTTCACCCAGCCGTGTCCGAACTGGACTACTCCAGAGATGGAGATGGATAACTACAGGGCTGTGGTGCGGGATGATACTAAGGAGATCCTTGGTCTGACCGGGAAAAACTTCTCGCTTTACCAGCCCCTTGAGTTCGCCCAGTTCGCTGACGACATAGCCATGAACGGAGACATGAAGGTCCACACCATTGGAGTAGATGGTGGGGGCGCTAAGATCTGGATGCTCTGCAAGATAGGCTCTGTCGAGATTGTCCCCAACGACAAGGTTGACCACTACCTCTTCCTGCTCAACGGGTACGACGGAAAGACTGCTCTCCAAGCGATGTTCACCAGCATCCGAGTGACATGCTCAAACGTCGCACGGGTTGCTGTAAAGCAGGCGAAGGGAGAGGTTGTTAGGATCCGCCACACGAAGAACATGGTGGTCAATGCGGCTGAGGCTCGACGTGTTCTTCGCGTTGGTCAGGATGCTTTCGCTGAGTCCGATGAGTTCATGAAGAAGCTGGCTGACATTCCGATGACAACCAGCGACTGGATTGACTTCTGCTTGACGGTCTTCCCCTCCCCGCCTGTCGGTGAGGATGGAGAGTTCAGCAAGCGGGCCATGACGCGAGCGGACAACAACCGAAGCACGCTCACCTCGCTCTACCACGACGGACGGGGTGCTCGTATCCCTGGTGTCCAGGGTACGGCTTGGGGTGCATACAATGCGATCACTGAGTACGCCGGGTACCACCGTCAGACTCGTGGTGACCAGCGCTTTGAGTCCCTGATGATGGGCTCTGGTGCTGACTTTGTACGCAGCGGAACGAACGTCCTTCGGTCCCTCACTAATTAAACAACAGCCATAGCCAAGTCCAGTAGCTCCGTGATATTGTCAGCGGAGTTACTGGACTGCTTGGAGGCACCATGAAAATTACAGAAGAACAGTTAGAGAAGTGCGTTGCTGAGTACGAGATGGGTGACAGTTTGTCTGCCCTGGCAGCGCGGTATGGGGTGAGCCTACCCACGATACGAAGCTACATCTGCGACAAGACCACCATCCGTGGCAAGGGTCCTATCGCTGGTAAGCCTGGGTTGCGTAAAGAGCGCGGCCCTGAGTGGGATGGGCTGGGTAAGATCCCAGACGCAGAGGTTGCTAAACTCGTTGGCTGCTCAAGGCAGAACGTTGCAAGGGTGAGAGAGATGCTTGGCATCCCTTCCTCCCGTGACGCTGAGATCTTTGCTCGCATGTCTAAGGCGAACAACGATGGCTGAACCACTCACACAATCAGAGCTATCTACATTCTCTCGATGCGAGGTACGACACGATATCCGCTACAACAAACTGCTTGTCCCTTTTGATACGCACCCTGCCCTGTTGATGGGCACTGGGTATCACGCTGGGCTTGAGCACCAGTCTGTTGACGCAGCTATCACCGCCATGCGTGAGGACTCTCCTACATGGAGCAAGTGGGAGGGGTCTGTCGCTGCTGTGCGCGAGGCCACTGTTGCTGCGATGGTAGGTGGAGCGTTGGACAACTGGATTCTGTGGCCTGACATCCACGAACTAGGGTTCAGCGTCCCCCTTCGTAACCCGTCTACTAACAGGGCAAGCAGGAAGCATTCTCTTCAAGGCGTCATCGACGGCGTCTGGAATAGAACGCATCCGAGATTCCCTGGCGAGGTAGTGCTGGGTGAGTGGAAGACTGCAGCCCAGGTTAGCCGTGAGTACATGACTCGCCTGGAGATTGACTTCCAAGTGAGCACCTACATGTGGGCAGCTAGTCAGCACTTCGGTGTGCCTGTTCGCAAGATGGTCTACCGGGTAGCGAAGAAGCCAACCATTAGGCAGAAGAAAACAGAAGAGCTTGGTGAGTACATCGAGAGGTTGACTCAGGACTATCTAGACCGTCCTGAATTCTACTTCTTTGAGGTGCTTGTTGAGAGGACGGACGAGCAGCTATTGGACTGGGCTGCTCAGGCGTGGGCTACCCACCTTCGTGTCTCTGAGATACGGAGTGGGAGGTCTATTCCAATCCGCAGTACTCAGTCCTGCGTTAACCGGGGCAGGTGCCCCTACTTCGACCTGTGCGTAGGAGCAGTGACGAAGGATTCTTTCAAAGTGTTAGACCAACGACACACAGAACTAAAGGAGAACAACAATGAGCCTACTTCCTAAAGAACCCAGCCCTCCGAGCAATCGGATGTCTGACTACACATGGCACTTCTACGGAATACCCGGTGTAGGAAAGACAACGCTGGCTAACCAATTCCCTAACCCCATCTTCATCGCTACGGAGAGCGGCACTGAGGCGATGCTTGCTGCAGCTGTCCCTGCCCGTAGCTGGTCAGAGCTTAAGGCTGTGATTGCTGAGCTTGCTCAGGGTGGGCATGGGTACAAGACGGTTGTGCTCGACACAGCTGACATCGCTTACAACCTATGTGAGACCTACGTCTGTGAGTCTAACGGTTGGAACGATGTAGCTGACGGAGAGTGGGGTCGTGGTTGGCGAACTCTTAACCGAGAGTGGACCAACATGATCACCCAGCTACGCATGCTGCCTATGTGCACTGTGCTGCTGGGTCATGAGAAGAGCGAGATGATTAAGGAGAAGCTAGGTAGCAAGATGGTGGAGACAGGGATGAACCGTGTCACTACTGCGCTACCCAGCACTGCTCGTCAGACCCTTCACTCTGCTGTGGACTTCATCGTCCGCTGTGAGTTCACCCCAGAGAATGAGCGGATCCTCCGCACACAACCAGTAGAGAATAAGCGCGAGCGAGTTGAGGCTAAAGCTCGCGGCAGTAAGGGGGCAACCCTGCCCGAAACAATAGAGATGAGCTTCACGGCTCTCGCTGATGCGTTCAAGAAAACGCTAGGCACCAACACCAAGGAGAAGAAGTAATGCCTGATATCGGAAACATGTTTGATAGCGCACCGTCCACCCAGACCACATCGAGTTCAGAAGAACGCAAGATGGACACTGTCCCTGACAGTTCATACGACGTAGAGGTCACTGACTTCTCCGTCTTCGTGAGTAAGAAGGGTGACTACTATGTGTCGTGGTGGTTTGAGGTGATGTCTGGTCCGCACAGTGGTGCTCAGCTGCAGCGCTTCACTAGTGTTGGACCTCGCACCTTCTCGTTCATCAAGAGCACGGTTAAGACAGCTGTTGGTCGTGTGCCTGAGTGGGAAGATCTGTTTGTTGATGGTCGCACTGGCCCCATCCGTAATGAGATTATCGGACGGGCTGTTCAGATCACACAGAAGTCTAGGGACTACCAGGGAAAGGTCTTCGTCAACATCTATGTAGACAAGGTCATTAAGAACCCTAGTAACCCTGCTCCAGCCCCTCCTGCTGACGCCTTTGACGAGGCTGATGTGGACGACCTCTTCTAGAAGCAGGTGCCCCCTCCTGTAGATAGGTCCGTACCGTCCTGGGGCACCACGATGCGTGCAAGCGCTCATGTTTTTGGACAATCAGATCTATGCCTGCTGGCCCGGTGAACGGAGCCCTGATTAGAAGGGTCTCAAGCCAGCACCCTTAACAACCAACTAGGAGTTAGACATGAGTGACGACAAAGAGTTTTTCTGCCCCTACTGCAAGCTATGGATCAACGACGGGGTCCATAGGCAGCATCACCACAACGACCCAGACGACCCAGACGAAGTGCGTGACTGGCGCGTGCGAGTGGACGGTGTGATCTACGAAGACGAGGAAGAGTTTGAAAAGTTGGGCTACTACGTCCGGCGAGAGGGAGGTGCGTGATGCCTTACAACAACAGGACCCCCTTCGTAGCTGGCTCAGAGACTTCAGAAGAAGCAGCTAAGAGTCTTTACTCAGGCCCTATTAGAGAGAGGGTTCACAAGATCATAGAGAGCATGGACTGCTTAGGAGCTACTGACGAAGAGCTAGAGCGGAGACTCAACATGAAGCACCAGACTGTCAGCGCTAGGCGTAGAGAGTTAGTGCTCATGGGTAGAGTCAAAGACTCAGGAGTGAAGAGGCGCACTACCTCAGGCAGGAAGGCAGTAGTCTGGATAGCCTGCGAGGAGCCTCCTCAGGAGGCGCACAAGGCTCTTCAGTGCTGTCCTCTATGTGGAGGCTCAGGCAAAGTGCGAGACCCCTACCCACTGGGCTCTCAGCCCGACCTCTTTGAGGTCACACGATGAGCCTGCTGATGACACACGGTAGGCTTGAACGGCTACTTGAGATCGCACACGAAAAACTTGCAGAGCTTGAGGTCACTCACTCAGCACACGCTAAGGCTTGCTTCGATGCTGGCTACAACATCGGCTACTTCAATGGCAGGCTTGATGAAAAAGAAGATGAACAAGTCTTTGGGAATGGTCCTGGGGACGCTTACGAACTGTGGAGTTCAGACAAGGAGATGACATGAGAAAGTACGCGCACATCAACTACGAAGAGGGGATTGCTAACGGGATCCCAGAGTTCACGATGGACAGACTAAAGATGTACATCGAGAAGAAGTGTGCCCCTGGTGGGTTCCTCACTGCTGTGCTTGAGAACAAGCTGCATGAGTCCTTAGCAAAGGCAGACAGTGGGAACCTAAAGGCTATCAAGGAAATTGCCTCTTGGATTTACTGGCACGCTCCAGGCAACTGCTGGGGTAGCCCTGAAGAAGTTGACGCTTGGCTAGATGAGGACGAGCTGTTGACCTTCACCCGTGTCTAATGGAGAAGCATAGACATCAGTACGGCCCTTGGCTCATTAGGAAAACAGGTGAGCACTCAGAGCTAGAGGATAAGGAGTACGCACTAGCTACTCGCTTCCCTCCTTTCTGGGTTCAGTCATGCGACTGCGGGGCAGAGAACATGTACCGCTCTAGGAAGCGTCCCTTAGCTAGGATGAACTTCAGAGAGATGTGGGGAGCTAGGGTTCTCTGATGCACGAAAGCGCCAGCCTTGGGGGGAAGGCTGACGCTCTCTAGTAGCGAGGGGTAGCGCCACCCTAGGCGAGGAGGCTGAGAAGGTGACTGCCCTTGCTAGGTGACAAACAGGTTTACGTTTACGTCACTGTTTGGAGCTGTGCCCCCCCACGGCACACTGGACGCAGCAAAGGTGATCGCCGTTAGGCAAGTAATGCCCTTGTCGATGTATACAACGAGATCTTCATCCGCAGTTATGGGGATAACAATGTCAGCGTCTCCGTTTACCATCGTCATGTCATCCCAGATAAGAACGTAGTCAGAGCCGACTGCGCTACTTGAGATGTGCATTGTGTAAATGCTTCCAGAGGTTCCTGTGGAATTGACCGAACCATCCTCGTCAACCTCTACACCATTAACGATGTAGGACTGAATCCCAGAAAGGGTGAATGGTGATGCCTTGTATATAGTAGCCATTAGGTGGGTGTCGCAAGGAACGTAAGGTTAACCTCACTAGAGGGAGCCGTGGTTCCATTGGTTCCCCTTGAGGTTAGGACAGCAGCAGCAATCCCAGCAGTAAACTCTACCCCATTGTCAAAGCTGTACTGAACCTTCGTCGCAGCGTCTGACTTAAGAATCATAGCGGGGTTGTCACCCCCGATAGTTGGAATTCCAGCCGTGTCGTAACACTTCAAGTAGGAAGCGCTAGTGTTCAGGCTGTTGTCGATAACAACTGCGTACACGTTTGTAGCTGTGGCGGTTACTGCCTGAGTAGCAAGCGGCCCTCCACCAGAGGGGAACGACTGAGACATAGAGATAACGTGGCTCGCTACCTGAGCCTCAATAGTTGTCTTAGACACAGTCATTTAACCTGCTCCTCTATGCGAGCGATACGCCGCTCAATCCTACGCTTAGCAGCCTTAGCCATCTTCGGACCACGCTCGTCCAGCCTACGCTGAAGCTTGCCCAGTCGCTCCCTCTTTCTCTTCATGGCTCGCTCTACAGCGCGGACGATACCGATGACTCCTAGCGAGGATAGGTAGAAAATGAACCAGTCCGCTGCCTCCATGAGTGGGGACGGGAAGTCTATGGCTTGGTCTAAGCGATACGCCATCTCAGCCGCGATACGGGAGTCCCTCTGGAACATGTTGAGACCCAGAAGGTCAGACCCAATATCACCAGTCACCTGAATAAGAAGAGTCTCAAGCTCGCTGTGATGAGCTTCAATAAGCTCCGCTGCCTGCCTCTCCTTAGCTAGTCGTCTACTCCGTGGCGTCGACATCGTCCGACTCCTCTAGTGCGTCGAGCACAGGCTCTATGATCCCCTCAACTCGCTTGCCGTCTACATATCCCTGAGACGCGAGGTAAGCCACACAGGCGGCCATGCTCATGGAGATAGCCTTCTCCATGTCGATCTCGTCTGTAAGCCAAGCAGCGAGGACTGGAAGCAGTAGCCCAGCTAGGGCCATAGCGAGCTTACGGCTCTGTAGTTTGACTGGAATCATCGTCATCTCCTCTGTAACTCTCTAGCGGAAGCTCACGGTAACTGAGTGGTGCTCCCTGATACAAGCTCTCTGGTGGGGTAGGCGGAAGGTAAGTCAGACTACCTCGATTGATAAAGCTTAGAACAACCGCACCAATAAGAGCAGCGAATGCGAGCAGCACAGCCTCTTTGTCTGGGAGGTTCATGCCGTAACCTTCGCGTACTCTCGCGCTAAGGCAGCAGAGTATTTCGCCACGTTGCCTGGACCGTTGTAGCGGCGAGCTAATTCAGCCCAGTTCTTTTCGCGAGCAGCGGCTAACGCTGGACGGTTGCCTTTGAACCAACTGACTAAAAGTTTGTAGCTTGCCTCTAATGGGTCAGCGTAGAAGCTATCCACCCCAAGCTGAGCATCCCCATACGCCTTAATCAAGTGACTGCCCAGGACTTGATACAAGCCCCAGGACGTGGACTTAACGGCGGCGTCAGGGTCCAACTCAAAGGCGTGCTCAAAGGCAGACTGGTCAGTCTCTGAGCGTGTCACAGAGAATCCTCTAGGTCCCCGAGTGAAGGGGATATCTAGGGAGAGGGACGGTCGATGCCTAAGGAATAAATGTGGCTCAAATCGAATCGCTGATGCCCTGCCACCCGACTCTACTGCCTCTATCGTTTGGATTACCTCGACGGGGATACCTAGAGCGTTAGCAGCCTCAACTTGAGCGGAGGAGGGCGCGGTTTCAAAGACCCACCCATCATCCTTTGCTGCGGCCAGGGTAAGGGGGCCTGCGACCTGATCATCATCTAGTCCGCAGGCACGTTGGTATGCTCCGATGGAGGATGCCGTGTTTGGTCCGCAGATTCCGTCGTCAGAGCCGCGAGACAAGAAACCAAGACGTATCAAGAAGCCTTGGAAGGACTTGACCTCTTCACCCCTCGACCCCCGCTTGATCATTTGCACCGAGCCCCAGGTATGGCGGAGCATATCGCTGCGATGTTCTCTCCTGCGTCAGCCATATCGCGTCGAAGCTCCCGCTGCTCCATCAAGATTGTCTCCATCTTAGCCTCACCAACGGGGTGAGCCTTGAGCGCAGTGTGAATCTTGAGGCCCTCTTCGATCTGCTCGACTCGCTCGGACACGTCCGCGCTCCCAATGGTCAGGAATCCGTAAAATGAGCCGGCGCTAAATATTAGAGGAATCGCCCAGAGCGCCATCTTGAGCCGGTGTTCGGTTTGGGTGGTCATCGCTTAGCTCGATCTCCTGAGCACGCGAAGTCGGGAGATCGTCGCGACGAAGTTCCCGCCGACGGGCACGTCGTGACCAGACTCCGCATTGTAATAGGCGTGTAGGCCAATCGTCCCGCTCGCCGTCGTGATGTCGAGGGCTGGGCCTTCCGCTGGGTTGGTCGACGTGGCCGTACTCACCACGGCGTAGATGTTGAGCGAGCCCGCGAAAGGATCGATCAGTGCAGAGCTTTGGTCGACCCCTGAGATAAAGCCGCAGGTGCCGACGTGCCAGATCAATTCTCGGAAACCCGGCTCTCCGACTCCAGATCCTAGGGGCTCAAAGTATCGACCCCCGGTGCCGATCTGAATGTCGGAGCCGATGTAGGGGCTCGGCCATGAGTCGGAGGCCCGGTCATTGAATACGGTCACGTTCTCGATCCAACCGTCACCCGTCGTCCCGTCCGACATGTGCAGTCCATAGAACTGCCAATTGTCGTCGAGCCCGTCTGAGCTGCATAAGATCTGAAAAGCTATCGTGTCGCTGTTGTCCAGCCCAGGTACCAGATCGGAAACAAGGATCTCGATCCTGGGGCAGGTGTGATACCCCCCGGAAAACCAAGACTCATCATTACCTACGGCGAACGTGAATTGCAGCCCGGAGCCAGGAACCAGCTTGAGATCATCGACATATGTTTCGCCGCCGCCCCCAGTCATACTTTTAGCTGTCCACGTCTTGCCGGCGATCTCCTCGGTGTCGTCGTTTCCGGTGAAGGTATAGTCCTCTGCGGTGAAGTCAGCATCATAGATGACCTCCCATGGGGACGCGCCGCCTCCGCCGCCGCCAGACAGAGAGGCAGGGAAGGTCCTTGTAACACTGCTGCCACCTGGGAATACCTTAGCCATCAGCCAGCCCCCCCATCGTGTCCGCCAAGGCGAAGGATCCTGACGGATGAAAAGTAGTTGTAGAAAGCGGTCCCGCTGCCCACCTTAAAGCCAATCAGGGCCAGCCGAAGATTGGATGGATCGAGGCCCCAAGATGGCTCCGAGAACGTGCCGCTGGTCCCAGGGGTCCCGCCGCCAGCTTGGGCAACTGCGCGGTCGGATGTGATTGTGGCGAGAGGGATTGCAGTGATGCTCGTTGATGTTGAATGAGCACACACCCCAATTCCTCCGCTGAAGTAGAGGACAAGCTCAAAACTTCTTGGGACTGTCGCCACCCCGCCGGAATCATTTTGAGCACTGGCTGACTGGGGCTGCCCACTGACCTGCCAAAGCCGAGCCCCGCCGTTGTAATAATTGCGGTAATAAAGCCACTTGCTGACCGCAGCAAGGTCTGCCGCAGGCTCATACAGAGCAACGCCATATCCATCGTGGTTAGCTGCGATAGTGACGGGCTCTTCGGTGAACACCTGAACACAGATGACATCCCGCTTCGTAAGGTCGAGGACACAGTCAGTCAGGGACACAGTGAGACATGGGGAGTCTAAGCCCTCATTCCATGTGTTGGTGCCGGCTGCCGGGGTAACCTTGAGCCCAGAGCCACTCACCCACTCAAGTGTTCCGATGGTGTCGTCTGTGTCACCAGTGTCGTCCTCTTCAGCAGTCCACGTTACGGTAGCCCCGTCAGCATTCCGTGTACCAAGGTCTATCTCGTCGTTATGGGCTATTGACCCGGAACTCTGCGTGGTGAAGTCGAACTCGTACTCCACGTACCAAGCGGGATCTGCCGCACCACCACCTCCACCTCCAGATAGAGAGGCGGGGAAGGCCCTAGTTACACTAGAGCCACCTGGGAATACCTTCGCCATGTCTAGGCAAGGGCCTGAACGTAGTAGGTGATTGTGTAGTCCATTGTGGCGGCTCCACCCTGGATAGGGCCTACCTGAAAATACGGTGTGGAGAACATCGGGATTGGAGTAGCCAGCGTATCGGAACCCTCTGTAAGAGAGCTTAGATCGAAAGTCACACTGTAGTGGAGGCTCTTGCCGGCCCCATTACCGTCATAGATCTTTACCGGGACCGCCGTGTTGTTAGGGTCTGTTGCCTCTGCCTTGATGTGTACCCCAAAGATAAGCCCACGGGGAATGTCGGCAGTACCGGACTTGACTGAGGTTAGGGTGCCCGATCCAGAGGCCGCGATCTCCTCAAGGAAGGAGTCGGTTGGAACCCAGATTTCTTTTAAGCTATAGCTCATCGCTTCCTCCTGCCCCTTATCCAGCTATCAAGCGATAGAAAGCCAGTGGGTCTATGGGGTTATATCTCAAACGTAACGGAACTACTCTTCCACGTCACTAACAGTTTCGTTAGGACTGGCACTAAGTTTCTTACGAAGGTACCTGCGCTGACCCACAGCCATCGGGAACTGGCTGTTCAACATGTCGAGCATTCGATCTTCCATCTCCTTGCTCACCTTGTATCCCTGGTAGTCCCAGTCAATCGAAGTCTGCCTCCAACCCACAGTAAACATCATCATACGCTCAAAGGCAGTAGCTCTAGCAGCCTCCTCGTCCTCTGGAGTAAGAGCAGCTTCTAACGCATAACTGTTAAAACTCTCTGACGAGATGTTCATGTACTGGTTCATCCATCGCCAGCCTGGAAGCTTCTTAGCTAGGTAGAACATCACAGGATTCTCTGACTTCCTAACCTCTCTAGTGCGCCCAGTCTTAACGCCATTCTTGTAGACAGGGACGTAGTAGTTTGGCTTGTCTGGGTACCCGAAGATCATCTTAAGCAGAGGGGGAGAGTCCTTAAGCTGGTTGATGTTGTTCAACTCTTTAATAGGCTTGCCGTAGTAGAAGCTCTTGCCCCCACCAAACGTCATCTCCATGAAGGCAAGGAGAGGAGGGCTCATCCGAGTAGCGAGACCCTGGATAGGCATGCCCTCCTTGCTCCTGAACAACTCAAGGATGGGCTGGTGCGGAAGTCCTGACAGAGCGATGACCTTAGCCGGACCACTACGCACAACCACTGGATAGCGGTAATGCTCTGGGAGTCTAGCGATGTCCTCCTCAGTAAACTGCATCTGGTAGATGCCCTTGGTAAACGCAGAGAGCATCCTTGCTGTGCCTGGGTTCTCCTTCATCCAGTTCAGCTGGTACTTCAAGTTGCCAGCCTCCCAGGTATAGAAGAAGAAGAAGCGACGGAAGACGTTCTTCTCTAGGGGAGTCAGGTCTGAGTAGTCACGAAGAGACCTGTTGACCTTCATCAGAGCAGTGTCGATATCGTCCCCACGCTTCAGCAAACCAACTGCCATAGAGAGTCTCGCCTGAGACTCGGCGGCTTGGTTCAGACCACCCATCATCTTGACGAAGTCTCCCATCGAGGTAGCCCCGATGAAGGCTCCTGGGATAGCACCTACCCCAAAGAATGCTGAGCCAATGACCCCGCCTGCTACGCCGCCTGTGATCTTCTCACCTGTTCGCACGATCCCCTCTTTAGGAGACGCCTTAATCTCATCTACTGCGTCACCAACCATCCTCTTGTAAGTCTTCCCGCCACGCACAGCCTTCACACCAGACCAACGCTTGCCAGCCATCATGCCGAGAGCACCACCTAAGAAGAAGACAGGAGCACCAACCCCAAAAGCAGACCCCAGAGCCATGCCAGTAAGAGCCCCAGCAGTAGTGCCAGCAAGCTGAGAACCAACCTGCTTAGCTGTAGGGATTGCCTTGCGAGAGAGCCCTGTGGTCTCCTCAAGGAAGTCAGAGGAAAGAGCCTCATCGTAGAAGCCACGAGATGAGAAGGTCTTGCGCCAGTCCTGAACAGACATGCTGTGAGGGCCGATGTTAATCACAGCCTTTAGATTGTCATCTCCCCAGGAGCCCCAGATACGCATCGCCTTAAGCTGAGTGTCGAAGTTGACCGCGCCAAAGCCAAGCTCCTGAACCGTAGACACGATGTTGCCGATGACGTTACGACCGATGTGAGCGAGAGCAACGATAGTAGCTTGCGCCTTAGCCCACGCCTGCAGCCCATCCCACACGTCAGTACCCACAGTCTTCTTAGCCAGGAAGGCATCAGAGGAGTTCCTCCAGTTCAGGTACTCCTTAACCTGAATGGGGACGTAGGGGATCTTGAGCTTGTCACTAGTCAGAGCATGCAAGACATCAGCAGGGACATCGTGACCTAGCTCAGCACGGACAAGAGCCCCGATCTCATCAAGGTCAGCCCCGTTTATCACGCGCATCTTCAAGTCCTGGGACAGCCTCTTCAGCCCCTTAGGAAGCTGCTTCTGAAGGATAGACTGTAGGTACTCGACCTCACCTAGAGGGACGTAGCCCATCTCCTTAGCCGCCTTATTGCGCGCATCAATGTTCTTTATCTGAGCAATCAACCTGCCATTAGGGAACAGGTCTAGCGTGGTCTTGATGAACCTAGCGTCAGCCACAGCCTCTGAGCCCTTGCGGTGGTAGTACTCCATCGCGACTAAGACATCAGACTCAAACAACTCATCGTACTCAGCTAAGAGAGCGCCCTCTTTGATCTCGTCAACTAGGTCGTCGTAACTCTGACCAGAATCTTTGATGAACTTCTTAAGCTCACCACTGCCCTTAGCAGCAGCCTGAGCAGCAGCCTCACCATGAGCACCCCTCCTAGCTGCATGGAATAGAAGCTGCTCTGCACGGAGAGCCCTCTTGCCCTCGTTGATGTCCTCGATGATCCCAGCAATCTTCCGCTCCTTGCCGAAGTACTGAACCAGACTCCTACCAATGCGACCAGCACCACCCACGCCAAACCCAGCAGCCCTCTTAACTGCAGCCTGAGAAAGGATGTGAGGGAAGAAGGCACCAACATCAACACGAGCAAAGAACTCCTCAGTGTCGAACGCCTTGTCGATAACACCAGCCTCAACAAGACGCTCAAGATGCATGTCGAAGAACTCTTTCATCTCCTTAGCTACATGGACAACCCGCTTAACATCCTCCTCGTTACCAAGGATGCGTACCTGCTCCTCAAGCCCAGCAACGAGCGTTCTCTGCTTGCTAGCTGCCTCCTCTGACCCGTCAGCTATGTACTTCTCTAGCCTCGACTGAGCGGCCTTCAGGCGCTTCTGAGTGTCCTTCAGGAGGATGGCAGGACCACCGTCACTTCCAGGCAGGACGTTCCTCAGCTTCTTGTTCTTAAGCAAGGAGGTAATGCGAGCACGCTGACCCGGTGACAAGTTAGGAATGTAGTCAGCTATGTCTGCGCTACGAAGAGCCTCAAGCCTAGCCTTGAACAGCAGCTTCTCAGACTCAATCACATTGTACTGAGAGGTGAGTCTGTTCTCGATGGCACGGGAGACATCGTCAGGGTGACGGAGGTCGAAGTCAGCATCTCTGATCTCATCAAGGAACTTGTCCACATGAAGCTGGACCTTCTCCTTAGGCATAGCCTTCTTCTTCGTGCGAGCCCTGTCTAGTTCCTTGATAGCTGCAGCTAGATCGTTCTCAGGGATGCCGTCGCCAACCTTAGCTAGCTTTTGCTCAATCTTCTCAATCTCTGCCATGAGCACAGCGGCACGCTCTCTGGGGTCCTTAGACCTACGAGCCTTAGCTACAGCCTTCTTAAGCAGGATGTCAGCAGACATGTCCTTAGTAGCAGGGAGCTTGACTGATATGTCTCGCCCGAAGAGAGTCACCCCCAGCTTGTCTACAGCAGCCCTGAGTTCGTCCTCTCTGCCAGCAGTGACGAAGCCCTTCTTAATCAGGCTGTCTGGAAGGTTAGCGAGAGCCTCCTTAGAAGCCTTGCGAATAGACTCAGCCTCATTAGCTACATGAGATGCAATAGAAGCCATCCTGTTTTTGTAGTGAAGCTCTAGAGCCTCAAGGATGCGGCGCTCCTGAGAGCCAGCTTTGTGGATGAGCTTGTTGTCTAGCTTGAGCTTGTGGAGGGTGGAGTAGGTCTTTCCATCAGAGCTTCTCCTGGCTGTGTCGTATGCAGTCTTAGCCTTGTTGTAGTTAGCCTCTGCCTCAGCTAAGTCGATAGCGCTATCACCAGCACGCGCAGTTATGAGTGAGGCGTTAGTGCTATCTAGCTTCTTACTAAGAGCCCCCAACCTAGTAAGGATAGCCTTGGCTCCCGCAGGGAGGTTCACCTCGCTCATGTACCTCTTCCCAAGCATCGTTGGGTCTAGCTCGTTACCTAGCCTGCTCCACATAGCGTCGAAGAGAGAGGTGATGGGGACCTCATCGCCTGTGTTCCAAGCTACTCGGACAGAGTCAACGTAGGCTTGGGCTGAGTCAGACAGAGGGAGAGGGGAGCGGGCTGTTGGGGCGACCCTGGACGGGCCAATGTAGATAGCAAGACCTTCGGACGGGTGCTTCCTTGAAAGGGACTTCCAAACTCCAGTCGCCCCCGGCTTTATAGCGGGCTGATCCCCCACACCATAGTGCGACGGTATGAAGTAAAAGCCATCTGGGTGACGCTCCCTTAGGGCATCAATGGCGAATTCATACATCTTAAGGCCAAGCCCCTTGCGCCTTAACGAGTAGTCAACCTCCGTAACCCACCCCTTTTCAACCGGGGCATCCCCAAACCTGTCAAAAAGACGCTTCAGCTTGTCTGTCTCTACTGTGGATATTTCAACCAACTTGGACATAACCGGATCTCTGTTCCAGCCCTTGACCCGGTTGACCCCAGCCTGCTTTCCGCTCTCGTCAAGAACCCAAACCGCAGAAGCTCCATCATCCCACTCCATGCTCAGCGTGCGACCGTCAATCTCCACAGACCTGGGCTCAATAAGTGCTTCCTTAAAGTACGCTGGCTCCACGCTTGAAGCACGCTTTGACCACGACTCAACGCCCTCCTCCAAGTAACCATCAAGCTTTGATAGAGCGGCTTGAGCGTCGGCAAACCTGAACTCCCCAATGGCGATAGCAGCATCATTAGCCAGCCCCTGGACCTCGTTGTACGTCGGCAGCTTTGCGTGCTCATCGGCATAAGCTCTGGCAGCGTCCCTGAACTTCCCGATGTCAACCTTCTCAAGACCCCCTTCGATGTCCCGAAGAATCCCAAGTGAGGAAGTCACCTTTTCACTAACGTTTCCTGCGTATCCCGCATTTCTTTGGAACTTATGCTCCTTAGACATCCTGTTGATGAGATCACCAACGTGCTCAACGAGGTACGAATACACGCTTAGCGGGGCAACATCGACAACGGTGCCCATCGCGACTTCGGGTCCGCCTCTTTGCATGACCGCAAGCTCGTCGAACGCCTTAAACCTATCCTCAGCAGAATAGTCTCCGCGCAAGGCTTTGGCTGGCTCGACAGCCTTAGCCTCCTTAGCCCCAGTCAAAGCCTCATCAGCAAGCTCAGCTGCCTCGTCACCGAACTCCTCAGCGACAGACCTCCTGAAGTCTTCAAGAGTCTTCTTGTAAGCGTTGACGAACTCGTCAGACTCTTTGATAAGAGCCTCAGCTGCAGCCTCATCACCGCCCTTACCAACAGCAAGGAGAGCAGCACGAAGTTGCTCAGCAGACTCATCAACCTTAACTACGTCAGCTGTAGTAGCGGCTAGCTGAGACTGAATCTTCCCAAGCTCGTCACTGATGTGCTTAAGCTCAGGCTTGAAGTCCTCAGCTATCCGGCCAACAGCAAGCTCAGCCTGGAACTTGACTCTACTCTCAACGGAAGCTTCTGTGGCAGCATGAAGGACGTGAACCTGAGCCCTGAGACCCTCTAGGTGTGCAGCCCTAGCCTTCCCACCTAGCCCGCTAAGGGCAGAGATGTCGTCAGCTAGGCCAGTCGTCATACCAACGTAGCCTTCAAGCAAGTCCTCAAAGACCTTCGTATCAATCTTCGTGTTTGTACGGAGGTGAGCAATAGCAGCCCTAGCCTGACGGACATCGTCTTTTGACAGCACAGTCAGGACTCGACCCTCCCCAAGGTCTGCTTCCTTACCCAGCCTAACCAGCGTGTCTATTGTCTCGTTAAGCTTCTCCACAGAGGCTAGCTTGATGATGTCCTCACCCGTAGCTAGAGCGACCTCAGGGCTAGCCCAACCAAGCTCGTAAGCCTGCCTGCCTAGCTTGAGAAGCTCTGGGTTATCCCCTGCTGCCTCCTCTAGCTTGGCTTTCCACACAGGCCACTCAGCCCGAAGGAAGGCTGCAGTCGTCTTCCTCTGACGCTCCGCAGTAGTCATCTTGTGGAACATGCCTGGATGAGTGAGGTGCTCTCTAGCAATAGGAGCCCACTTACCGTCAGCACCCTTAGTCGCGTAGTGCATAGGACGACGAGACAAAGAAGCCACACCAGCAAGAGGCAGGCGAACAGATTCTATCCACGCTGCTTTCTTTATTAAGGCGTGGTTAATAGCGAAGGACAGAGGCTCGACGTTAGTGACAATGCGGTCAGCCTGGAAGACTGCGTCAGCCTTAGTCTTTCCTCTCAGAGCCCGCACACCACCAGATATAGCTCTTCTTCCTGAGCCCCCAAAGCCACGACCATGAGCAACGGATATGATCTCATCAGCAGCTTGCTCAGCTAGTCTGGCGAACTTCTTCTCGCCCATCATGCGCTGGAGCATCTTCTTGTCTGGGTAGTAAGCAGCAACAGCAGCCTTCGACCCGTGGAGCCCCTCCTTAGCCTGCTCGTAGACACGCGCCTCCCCAGGAGACAGCCAGACAGG